CCAAACAGCGCTTGATACTCAGGAATCAGTTTAGGCAAGTCTGTTGTATCATCAGTAGTGCGTGCAACAGACCACATATCTGCCATTACTTTTGCAGCCTTGTTTTTACCATCCAATACGAGTCCATCTATTTGTGCATCATACAGTTTTTTCTGCTTGCCAATTACACCCCCTACTGGTGTAGTAGCCGTAGTTAAATCGGATGTCTGTGCTTTTTCAGTGTCAGCCTTATGCTGTAATACTTCTATCTCAGCAGCTATTTTATCTTTTTGATCTTTGATCAAATCTTTCTGAGCGTCTATTAGCAGCTTTTCTGCAGAAGTCTTATCTTTTTGAGAATCAATCAACTGACCTTGCTTTGGTATGTTAAGGGCTTCAGCAATTAGGTTAGTACGTTGTTGTCCTATTAATTGAGCTTGTGCACTCGCTTGAGAAGTTTGAGCATCAATCAATGCACCTTGTTTAGGGATATTAAGTGCTTCTGCGGCCAGGTTGGTAGTCTGCTGCTCTACTTGACCAGTCTGTGCAATCAGTTGTTTAAGCTCCTGATCCACATGACCATCAATAGCATTTCGCTTGGTGGCCTCATTCACCTGCTCATTGAGCAGATCGGTTTGTGCCTGAACACGTACAGCTTCTGCTTCTGTGGTAGCGACCTGTGCTTGGAGAAGCTCCCCTTCAAACGGGATGTTTGCAAGTTTGGCGGTAGCAATCTTGAGTTCTTCTTTGGCCAGAAGCACTTGCTCTTTATTGAGAAGAATCTCTTCGTCCACTTTATCCAGTTGGCGGGTAGCTAAGGCCGCTTCAGCTAATACCTGCTTCGCTTGGGCATCAATCAATGCACCCTGTTTTGGTATGTTAAGAGCTTCTGCGGTCAAGTTAACAGTCTGCTGCTTTGCCTGAGCAGTTTGGGCCTTAATCTGCAGTTCCTGAGCATCCAACACTTTCCCTTGTTTGGGGATGTTAAGTGCTTCTGCGACTAGATTAGATGCTTGCTGCTCAAGTAATGCTATCTCTGCAGCTACCTTAGGTACTTCAGCCAGTACCTTATCTTTCTGGGCATTAACTAATAAAATTTCTGCAGCTACTTTAGGTACTTCTGCTAATACTTTATCCTTTTCAGCATTAACTAATAGAACCTCAGCATCAGTTTTATCTTTCTGTGATTCGATCAACTGACCCTGTAAAACAAGATTTTGTCCTTCAATAACAGCATTGGCTTTCTGTACTTCTATTAACTCTTTACGAGCCTCGATCTCAGCAATTTGCGCATCGACCAAACGATCCTGTTGCTTAACTTGAAGGAAATTAACAGCTTGATCCAATACAGCAACCAGAGACCCAAGGTACACATCAGCATACTCTTTACCTCGGATACGATTAGCTTTGTATTCGTCTTCAAGATGCGCCTTAGTAGCTTTCATCAGCTCATCAAATACACCCGTACCGTTTACTGATACCGTTGTAAGATCCCTGGTTGTAATTGCCATAAACTACCTCTTACTCGCTTGTACCGTTAGCCATAGCCTGACGCTGAGCCAGTTCCTTCAACTCCTTCTCAGTAAGCGGAGGAAGAATCTCAATGTTAAACTCTTTGATCAGTTTTGGTTTAACAATCTGCTCACCACGAGGGCCACGAGCTTTCTGGAAAATCTGACACTGACGCTCTTTCATAGCGTTCAGAATAATCTGCTCTACATGCCATTCTTCATTGAATTGCACAAAGCGTTTAACTGTACCTAGTACTGCATTGGATACTGTGAGAATCTCACCTTCCCACTCTTTCTTGTTGGGATTCATATTGGTCACACGTACACGCACCAGCTTCAGTGCTTCTTTCTTCATACGCTGTTTACGCTGACCTTCTGTTTCTTCCTCAGAAGACTTCTCAGCCTCTTTTGACTCTTCTGTAGTCTCACCTGCCAGTGCAGCATTAACACGCTCACGCAGCGTTTCTACGCCTACATTGGGGTGATACTTAACGCCCATCTTGTCAGCACGTTCTTTCAGGGTTTCAAGTTCTGATTTAGCTTGGATTTCTTCGCTCATTGGATACTCTCGTAATCGAAGGGATTATGTTAAATAGCCCCCTCAAAAAAGAGGGGGCTGAATGGTTTACAGAGGTGCTGCCGTTTTAATTAATGCTAAACGTTCGGGTCTGAGAATGAGGCTCCCATAATACCACTTAATGCTCATGAAGCCCGTTTCACCGTAAGGATCAGAACGATCTGCAGTTTCCTTACCTGGCTTCTTGTGGGTGATCTTGAACTTCACAGTCTTACCATCGGTCTGGAAACCAATAGTAGTGAAGGAACCATCACCTACAACCAGCATCGGGAATACATCGTACTTATCACCAGTCTCATAGTGAGAGGTAGTAGTAGATGCATCAGCACCAGCACCAGCCCACTTCAGCATTTCCGGTACAACCACGATACGGAACTGATCAATAGTACCAATCTCACCGTTCAGTAATTCACCGGCAGATGCGTACTGCTGTACCGGAATGAATGCCTGATTACCGTGCAGATCGGTCATACCCTTGATCAGCGGAATCAGCTCAGAACCAATGTACATTACACGGCAAGAGTCGATTACACGGGTATCCACCATACGGGAACCAGTGATGATCTTGGTCTGCTTCGGTGTACGGTTGTTATCCAGATCAATCGCCAGACGCATCAGATCGCCGTAAGTTACCTCACAGGTTTCGTCAATGGTTGCGTTGGAAGTTGCAGCACCAGCATAACGGATTACACCTGCACCGTTCAGCAAGTCGATCTGCAGAGCATCCTCAGTGATCTCATGCGCACCGTAAACCATCTCACGGTTAACGTGCATCTCCAGTTCTTCATCAGTATCGAAGTCCAAGGATTCCTGAGTATATTCATCAAAAAACCCGAACTTAGCAATGGAACCTTCAATTTCTACACGCTTGAAACCAACACGGTTTACTCGACCACCAGCTTCAGACAGCACCGGCAGCTTACCAGAAATGGTACCTACATCTTTGCTAGAACCATACAAGTTACCATCAGCAATGGTTGCACCAGACGCATCAATACCTTGGTCGTTAATGTTGCGGTCATCCAGCAACGGCAGGTAGTGATACTTCTTAATGGTCTTGCCCATATTTTTCGGCATTGCCGTTACATCAGCCAGCGGCATAAAGTACTGTGCGCGTTTGGCTTCAATAAGGGCTTTCTTGTGGTAATAGTCAGTACGTAACTGAGTACCAACACCGGAAGGAACCGCACCAGTACCGGACAGATTAGCCGGATCGTTATACATTCTACTCATAGGACACTCCGATCATTCATTTAAATAAACTTTTCGTTCACAAGTTTTTCAAACTCTGCATCACTCATCGCTAACGGATTGAAGTCTGCAGGAGCTTTACTTTTAGGAGCACTCTTCGTTGTGCTCGCAGCCTTTTTACGACTAGCTACTTTAGGATCGGGTTTACTGGCTTGAGGACGTTTTACTGCTACCGGCTTCTGTTGCGCATTGACCTGCTGATTAGCTTGGTTTGCAAATAACTGATCACCTACGAGTTTGTACGCTTCAATATCCGACATACCCTGCAATCGACCCATTACCCGCTCTTTTTCCACTACAGACATAACTTGGTCATATACACCGTTGTCCATGTGGGAGTTGATAACTTCGATTACACCTGGATTATTAACTAGAACCTCTCGGCTTTTTTCATCCCACTTATTGCTGATTACATCAATTGTTTTGTTGTAACTCGGAGTGTCCTGGATTCGTTCCAGTACCGCATCCAACTCTAACTCTCGATCATCAACAGTGTAAGTGTTTGGTTCGTAGTTAACGTCACTAGTTGTATCAATATCCAGCGGATCAATACCGCTTTCTTTGATGAACTTCTTAATTGCTTCTGGATTCTTTTTATCCAGATCAATCAAATAGTTCAATTTGGACTCATCAAGAAGTCCATTGTTTTCGAGAGTCTTCAACAACTTGAGATTGGGCTTTAGTGCAGCCATCTTCTTGTTGTAGTTAGCACCCATCTGCATCAAGGTAATAGCTTCATCTACTGAGTCTACCTTGATCTCTTTTCCGTTTGCTTTAAACGGTTTAAAGAGTTTATCCAGTTCAGCTTTTGGATTTACTTCAGAAGGTTCATCTTCTTCAGTGTCCTTGTCTGAACTTTCAGATTCGCCTTCATCAGAAGTATCTGAATCTCCATCAGTAACATCATCTTCTGAGTCTGATTCTGCAGTATTTGTTTCACCATCAGCATCATCCTCTTCAGTTTCAGTAGTATCGGATTCTTCTACTTCATCAGAAGTATTCTGGGACTCGTCAGATTCTGTCTCTGAAGAGACATACTCATCAAAGTCCATCTTCATAAACTCATCGTCTGAAAGACCCAGAGATGTTGTCTCAGGAGCTTCCAGATTAGTATCCTTCAGCTCTTCACTCATGCATCAATACCTTCAGCCATTAGTTCAGAAAGAGTCTCTTCGTGGTCTTCCAGAGCTTTCTCAGCATTGTTACCCAGGGCATTGATCATCATGAAGTACTGACGCAGAGAACCAATGGCATCAATCTGTCGCAGGATTTCTTTCTGAGCTTCTTCATTCTGCATGGACGGTTCAGCTTTCATCAGAACCAGTCGCTGTGCTTCTTGCTCAAAATAGCCTTCAGTAATAATGGCTTTGAAATCACGATTCTTAATCAGCTTCTGCAAACTCTGTTTACGTGCAATCAGCTTTTTAGAATGTTCAATGCTCAGCTCAATTTCTTCAATATCATGTGCGCTCATAGTGCTTTCCTAAGTGTCCTGCCCCCATCCGGGGGTCAGTATGGGTTTTGCCTATTTAGGCGTTTTGTGAAACTTGGTTCTCACGCTGCTTTAAACCATATTCAATCAACTTGGTTTTAGCTTGCGCTTTACTCTGTTCATTCATCTTCTGCAGATCACGTTCCTGCTTAACACCCGATTCCTGTTCAACGAAATCCAGGTTCTTAAGATCAGTATCACTCTGCAGATTTTCAGCTTTAGCTTGTTCAGACATTGTTTTAGCTTGATCCAACATAGAATCAGTCTGAAGGTTCTGGATACGTGCCTGAATTTCAGCAATCTCCATTTGGAGTTTCTGCATCTCAAGCTGCTGCATCTGTTGAACCATTGGATCAGGCTGTGGTTCAAACTCTTGAATCTGCTTAGCGAGATCAGGCATCTTACGAAGACGAGCAATTTCACTCAGTATGATTTTACTCATACTAGGGTCTAGGTTATTACCCATTGTCTGCAGCATGAAAGCCAGTTCTTGAGCTTTCTGGTTATCTTCTTCAGCCGTAGAAATAGTCAGCTTAAGGTCAAAGTTACCTGCCAAGTCTTCACGGTCTACCGTAATAAACTCTTCATTGGTAATACGGATAACTTCTTGCTCAGACAAGAATTCAGCGTTCATCGCAATAATCTTACGACCTATCTGAACAATGCCATCTGCTAATCTACGCAGAATATTCAGCTCACGCTTAGACGCAGCATCCAATGCACCACGAATACCTGTTGCAACATTACCCAATGCTTGAGATGCAATACCTGTACTGTAAGCCTTAACACCCGTCAGAGATTCTGCTTCTTGGTTCTGCATCTGAACCATCGTGTAAGCAGAGTTAGGAATCTCAGGATATGTGTGCATAAAGATTGCAGCACGGGGGTCAGGGATATTAGCGTTAAATTCGTAATCATCGCCACGTTCAAACTTACGGCGATTAGTTACATCCAGCGCATCCTTACGCACACCTGTCTGTCCATTAGCCGATTTACCCATGATATCAATCATGCCACGGGTAACAGCACCAATGATCCGCTGGTTATCTTCTAACAGTGCACCATCTGGTTCACCATAAATAGATTTACGAACAGGTAAGTACTGAACCACTACAAACGGGAGCTTACCGTCAGGGAATGGGTTCTCTTCCATACGGATCATAGTATTACCAACCCATGTAGCCACAATGGGTTTTACAACACCTGAACCATCAATGTCCCAATATCCCCAATACTCATAGGCTACAATCTTCTTACGGGGCTTATCATTGAAACGGAAGTTAGGCTGATCCTTGGTAGCATGATCTGGTTCATTAAGCGGAGTAGCCCCCTCAACATTAATGGATTCCAGATTTGAATACTTACCGTCTTTCTGTAATTCAGAAATAGAAGTCTCAAAGCTGTAAATTACAAAGCTGGCTTTATCAATCTCACCATTACAGGTTGGATCAATAATGACGTTGTTGTAATCGCAGACTTCTACAGTTGGTTGGTTCTTTAAAACCAGTACTTCTTCAACTTCTTCTGAACCAACAACAACAGGCTTCAATGCTTGACCAGACTGTTGGGATAACTGAGCAGCTTCATACCACTCTTCTTCTAAACCTTCCTGACCTTGAGCTGCAGCTTGTAAGAACTGCATCTCTTCCTGAGTCTGAATAGGTTGAAACTCAATAATAGGTTTTTCAACCATTACTGTAGTTTCTTCGTAATCCCAACCTACACGGACAACAGCCGTGCCTTCATCAACCGCAGCACGAACGTACTCGTTAATAAATTTAACTTTGTTCAGCTTAGTGTTGAATTGGTTATTCAGTATTAGCTCATTCTGATGAGCACGGGGACGATCTTCATACGTAACCGGAGCTACATTAAACAGATCATCAGTACTTAAGAAAGGTTCAGCTAAAGAAGAGTAACGCCATTCAGCTTGCTTACGAATAAGCTTAGGCTGAACACTAGAACGTCCCTTAAGTTTCTTAGGTGCAGCCGCACCTGTTACATTAAGGTTATCCAACCAAGTGTTAACTTGAGCAATGTGTGCATCGTAATCAGATTTAGCAGCTTCATAATCCTGCTTCAAATCCATTACACTGGGTTCTTTATCCCACTCAGTTAATTTAACTAGTGCGGGATCGTAAACCTGTTCTGTATTATCTTGCTCGTTACTCAATGTATAACTCCTGCCTGAAAAGTTTCAGACATTAAACAAGTCTTTAATATGTGGAGTTTATTAACAGAAGCATTAAACAGCAAGTAATAATATAAATTCAATACCCTAAACCAGTAAAATAAACCAAAAACATAAGGAAACTTTAAATATGTTTACCGTTATCGGGCATAGTCAGTGTACTTACTGCAAACAAGCTATACAGTTACTGGCTACTAAGGGGTACTCTTTTATTTATAAAGATGCCCGACAAGAAGAGAACAAAATGTTAGTTGAAGAAATGAAAGCCAACGGGTTAAATACAGTTCCTCAAATTTGGTTAGATGAAGAACACATTGGTGGCTTTGCCGATCTTCAACTTTACCTCACCAACGTCTAAGGATACCAATGACTAATTTTGACAAAGTAGCTTACTTCAATTACCTGATTGGTAATGCTGAAGGTAATCTCGAATCCCCTGATTGGGAACAGCTTGAAGCTCAGTTCGATATCATCCGTCAGGAATTTGAAGAGATGGAAGCCTCTATCAAAGCCAGAGATATCAAGATGCTGCGGGATGATATTGCAGACGTGTTAGTAACTACTTACGGTATGGCGTACCGTTCTGGTTATGATGCTGACCTCGATATGGATTTAGTTAATGAATCCAATATGTCCAAGTTCTGTCGTACTCAAGAAGAGGCTCTGCAGACTGGAGCCAAGTATGAAACCATTGACGTACAGGTAGAATACCGAAACATTGATGGTTTGATTGCAGTTGTATCTCGCATTGATCAAATCGGTAAAGACAATAAACACTACCCTAAAGGTAAGTTGTTGAAGTCTATCAACTACTTTGATCCTCGCTTCTAAGCTATGAATTAAGGGGCTATATTAGCCCCTTAAACAATGAGGCTTTCCAGTACTCCTCTGGGGCAAACATCTCTACAACCATTAATAGCTCCAAAATACTGGGGTTACACTTTTACGTAGATCCAAGTGAACAAACCGTGCACTACGTCTACGTTGTGTGTCCTGAGCTACACCAATGCCTTTGAACCCATGCCGTAGTGCAGCCTCTATAATGGCTCCTGCGGTGGTTCCAGTCGTAGCCTGAATATCACATGCGATACCTTCTGTATGCGTACCAGGAGCTGATTTGTGAGCTTCTGAAGGGTGTGTAGGATGACGGAAACCA